ACTCAGCTCTCCTCCTGATCAACCAGTTTGATGCCCCCCATTATGGCCAGACGAAGAACGACACGACTTTCCTCCCTATCATCATGGAGAAAGTCCTGAATCTCCACACTAGGTCTCAGCCCGACCCTGTGATCTCATCACTGGTTAGGAAAATCCTCAGAGTGACGGGCAATGCTATGGAGGTTCAGATTGCTTACAACTTCAGCAGTCTCAGCCTCAAGGCTCAAGATCCTCTGGTGATGCCAAAGCAGCAGTTCATGAAGCGGCTGACGTCTCTCCCGGATGCCTGCGTGAATCTCATAGAGGCCTACACCATGTTCTCGACCCTCCTGGATCAGGTTCCCCTGGGGATCATTGGGTCTGGTTACCGATCAGCGTCCTCCAAGCTGAACCGCTATCACCAGATCATGATTCACCAGACCAATCGGTTCGACGATGGTGGTCTTCTCGGGTTCTCGGCTGTTTGGAGCGATGAAGTCTGCACGGTGAGGGTTGACGGTCAAACCTGGACTCTCCCACTCCCGGCGCTGTTTGAGATCCACAACAAGGTAGCTGACCATCTGAGTGTTCTGCTCTTCGCACACTTTGCGGCCGGGACTTGTCTGGAGAACGATGCTTACGATCGCACCATGAAGTTCATCACTTCTCTTCACCAGAGCCACGTGGAGAACCCGAAGACCTTCTTCAAGCTGGCCGGGGCTATCGAGGCCCTAGGACTCGGGATCCTCATTGATCGTCATGACGGGTACGAGAACGACGAGTTCATCAGAGCCACCCTTGCAGACCTCCGAGAGGAAGCGAGAGACGCCAACGAGAACCCGTTCACCTTGTCACATCCCATGGCCATCGTAATGAGGACATCGACTAGCCCTCTGGTCGCAGAGTTGAGCTGTCTCTCTAAGCTCTCAGGCCATCCGATCACAAGCACCAGAGAGGGGATTGAGAAGCTTCACAAAAGGACCACAGAATATCGAGAGGTCAATGTGGGTGCCGTGGCTTGGACCTCACAGGCTTTCAAGGAGGAATTTCTCACGGGATACTTCTGTGAAGGAGGTGTTTATCCGAAGGTAACCCTCTCTGAGCGTGTGCATCCAAGAATCTCCTTCTGCATTCAGAACTCGAAGGCATTCACTGACCCTGCTGGGAATGTGTTTGGGTCTATCGAGATGTCTGATTTTGCTGAGGTCGAGATTGTGGAAAGAGAGGACATTGACTACCTCAATGACATGCTCCCGTATCTCAAGGACACAACTATGGCGTTGAAGAGATCTCACGTCTACAACTGCTTCATTGAGAAAACCGGTCTGAACTCAAGAGAGCCAAGCATTCTGAAGGAGTCCCGAGCTCTGCTGATGTACATCCTGTGCGACCAGGCGGAGCTGGACCACGTTGTTTGGACTAAGGAGTTCGGAGACCGAATGTTTGCCATGGCTGAGTTCTTGGAGGAGCTAGTCATCAAGCTAGTCCCAAAGGAGAAGGAGCTCAAGGAAAAGGCGAGGCTCTTCGGCTGCATGGCCTACAAACTCAGATGTGCCAACCAAATTGTCCTCAGGTACATGCAGAGATACCTCAGGAAGTATTCCCCGAGTCAGGCTATGGTGTTGTCTGAGCTGGAGCTTAACAAGAAGCTGTATGCTTTCAGCAAGTCTCGGAACTTGAGCACCTCAGTCCGGGCCTTCACGATCTGCATCGATGCCGAGGCTTGGAACAACGCATTCTCGAAAGAGACTGTTGAGCCTGTGCTCAGGGAGACCATGGACCCGCTATCGGGATCAGGCCTTATCTCCCGGATTCACAGTGCTTTTGAGGACATCTTGTTCTATGCCTTTGAGAAGGGTGCCACTCTGTACTACGTGGGACAGAATGGCGGGATTGAGGGTTTGCAGCAATGCAGCTGGATGGCGGTGTATACCCAGCAGATTAAGCATGCCCTTCGGACCTGCCCCTACCAGTACATGATGATCATCAAGGGAGACGACGTGAGAGTCAGGTTTGAGGTTCCAGTTTCGGAGATCACAGATGCCAACGATCCCAACGCGATCTGTGAGAAGATCAAGAAATGGTTGATCGACGGCCTGGCTCTGTTCGGCCATCGAATCAAGAAGCT